TTCCATAGAAAATAAAGATATGGAAGGGGTTCATGATGATTTCTTAGAAGGACCCCCTTGTTTAGCTAAGCTTTCTACTATTATGAAAGACCCTGCTTTTGATGGCAAAGATCGATTTATGTATAATTATCATGTGTTTGTTAAAATGAAATACCCAGACAGTTGGCAACAGAAGGTAAAGAATGCCCCTGTTAAATATTTTTCAGAGCAACATGCTAATGCATGGGACGATAAATTATTAAACGCTAAAGTAAGATCCTGGAGTAGATCTTTAAAAGGTTTTACATGTACTCAAAGTCCCATCAGTGAGCATTGTAAAAAAGGATTATGTGTCAAGAAAAAGTTTGGAATATTAGCAGGATCAAAAGGCAGTTATCCTGTATTAACTAATCTAAGAAAGATTGATCTCGATCCAGATCCCGAATTTGAATTTGATGTTACTAAGCCCGATGGAATTAGTACTGCGACTGTTCATTGTAAAACAGTAGAACATGTTAATGATCAACGTAAAAGAAGAAACTCAATTTCTAAAGCAGCGGGTTTTGCTCCACCTCTTATTAAAGGAAACGAAGACCAAGTTGTTTTAGATACCTTATGGAAAAGTCAAAAAATAGTTACCCCTCCTATTGGCACGACTCCGAAAGAAAAACTACACGACAATCTTTATCAAAAAATTACAGGACCTGAAGCTAAGAATGATGCATCATTTAAATCAGGGACTACTCTTATTCAAGAAGGATATGCTTACTTTAAATTTGATACTTTTTATAAAAAACTAAAGAACAGAGGGTGGCGTTATCCAGAAGATAAGACAGGTTCCATGATGTTGAAGATATACAAAGATTGTGAAATAGATTTTTTAGATCAAAAAAGATTTCCAACCAAAGAAAAAGGTAATCATAATAGTCCTACTAAAAATGTGGTCATGATAGCCACTAAGAAATTCGACAAGATTCAAATATTCCATAAACTAACTGAACATAAAAAGGACATCCTTTGATAAGAAAAATACTAGGACCACCAGGGACAGGTAAAACAACTAGACTTTTAAAGTACGTACAAACCTTTTTAAAACTAGGAACTCCATTAGATAAAATAGGGTACTTTGCTTTTACGAAGAAGGCAGCCAACGAGGCAAAAGAAAGAATGTTAAAATTATATCCTGAGTATGGGTACCGAGATTTAAAATATTTTCAAACTTTACATTCATTGGCTTTCGCAACTCTTGGAATGAAAAAAGATAATGTTATGCAACCGGAACACTACGAAGAAGTAGGTGAGGCAATTGGCATAGAGGTTACTGTGTATAAAGGAGGCGAAGAGCAGACTGGATATATTGATTCAGACAGTGAATACTTTAATCTTATTAATATAGCGAGAATTAAAAACCGTACCATTAAAGAAGAATACGACACCGATTTATATTCAGATGATTTAGAATATAATTTTTTAAAAATTATAGAGGAAGAAGTAAGGAACTATAAAAAATCTTTTGGACTCGTCGACTTTACCGACATGATTGAAAGATTTATTAAGTCAAATTTATGCCCCACTTTTGATGTAATTTTTATTGATGAAGCACAAGACCTTTCACCTATTCAATGGAAAATGTACGATTTATTAAAGAAAAATTCTAAACATATTATCCTGGCAGGGGATGATGACCAAGCTATTTATGGATGGGCAGGTGCCGATGTTAAAAGATTTCAAAGTGAACCCGCAAAAGAAAAAGTACTACCTAAATCTTATCGAGTTCCTAGAAAAGTTCAACAGGTAGCGTACACAATTATATCACAAATTGAAACCAGGATTCCAAAGAAATGGGAATCTAGAAATAATGAAGGTCACTGTGAAGAAGTATACGGTATGGAGGAAGTTGATCTAACACGAGGGAACTGGTTAATACTCGCAAGAACTAATTACAGATTAATTAAACTAAAAGCAGGTTTAATAGAAAGAGGAATTTATTTTGAATACAAAGATAGAAAAAGTTTTAGTGCAAAACTTTATAAAGCCATTCAAGATTTTTCCAGATGGACTGATGGTAATCCATTAACACCAGCTGAGATAAAAGATATCTTTGATTATACGGGACATGATTTTACTTTCGATGACGATAAGACTTATGACTGTACGGATTTTGGGATTGACTACTTAGATACTTGGTATGAAACTTTTAATGCTGACCCTGAACAAACTTTATACATTCGGCAAATGTTAAGTAATAAAGAAAAACTTTCTAAGGATGCAAGAGTAAAACTTTCTACAATCCATTCCGCCAAAGGAGGAGAAGCGGATAATGTATTATTGATATTGGATAATACAGATAAGATTAGGGAAGCAATTGAAAAAAGTCCCGAGAAAGCAGATGAAGAACATCGAGTTTGGTATGTCGGTGTAACACGAACAAAACAAAACCTATACATAATGGCAGCAAAGGAGGACCGACTCGGATATGAAATCCAAAGTATACACTAAATTAAAAAAACAAGGAGTTATTAATTCCAAAGTCAAGTTAGGAGATTTAAAGAATCTCTTATCGGGAGTATATGGAAAACAACATGGTGGGAATCATTATTCTAATTTTAAAATTCAACCATCGCAATTTATCAACGCCAACAATTTGCCTTTTGCAGAAGGGAATGCTATTAAATATATTTGTAGGCATCCCTATAAAGGAAAGAAGGAAGATTTAAAAAAAGCAATACACTATATAGAAATGATAATGGAGAGAGATTATGAAAATACCAAAGTTTGAGGCGCAGACTGAATGGGTAAAACCAACTGAATTTCCAGACCTAAGACAGGTAGATGAAATTGCAATTGATTTAGAAACAAAAGATCCAGGTCTCAAAGACCGGGGATCAGGTTCTATTATTGGCGATGGAGAGGTTGTAGGAATTTCAGTAGCAACCACTCATTATAAAGGCTACTTCCCTATTGCTCATGAAGGCGGTGGTAACATGGATAAAGTTAAAGTCTTATACTGGCTTAAAGATGTTCTAGAATCTCCTTCTACGAAAATTTTTCACAACGCTATGTACGATGTTTGCTGGCTTAGAAAATTAGGATTTAAAATCAATGGTGACATTGTGTGTACAATGATAGCTGCAGCCGTTACCGATGAGAACAGATTTCGCTATGATCTCAATAGTTTAGCGTGGAAGTACCTTGGTTATGGTAAAAATGAAGCGTCATTAAATGAGGCCGCCCAAGACTGGGGCATCGATCCTAAAGCTGAAATGTATAAACTTCCGGCTATGCATGTAGGGGCGTATGCTGAACGAGACGCTGAAGTTACCCTAGGGTTATGGCAAGAAATGAAAAAAGAAATTATCAATCAAGACCTGGAGGACATCTTTGATCTAGAAACAGAGCTCTTCCCTTGTCTCGTTGATATGAGATTCAAAGGGGTTAGAGTAGATGTGGAAAAAGCCCAGCGAATGAAGAAAGAGTTAATAGCAAAGGAACATATATTATTAAATCAAATATATTCTGAAACAAATGTAAAACCTCAAATTTGGGCTGCAAGAAGTATAGCAGATGTCTTTGAAAATTTAAAGATACCATTTGATCGTACTGAAAAAACAGATGCGCCTAGTTTTACTAAAAATTTTTTACAGGAACACGCACATCCTGTTGTTAGAATGATTGCACAAGCAAGAGAAATTAATAAAGCCCACACAACTTTTATTGATTCTATTTTAAGATACGAACACAGAGGTAGAATCCATGCAGAGATAAACCAACTTAGAAATGCCGCTGGGGGTACTGTAACAGGAAGATTCTCTTATCAGAATCCTAACCTTCAACAAATCCCTGCAAGAAACAAAGATCTAGGACCTATGATTAGATCTTTATTTCTTCCAGAAGATAATCATGAGTGGGGATGTTTTGATTACTCACAACAAGAACCAAGACTCGTTGTACATTATGCATCTTTATATAAACTTCCATCCGTCTATGAAGTTGTAGATTCTTACAAAGAAGATAGCACTTCAGACTTCCATCAAACGGTAGCAGACATGGCAGATATTCCAAGAACACAAGCTAAAACAATTAACCTAGGATTATTTTACGGAATGGGTAAAGCAAAACTTCAAGCTGAACTTGGTGTATCAAAAGAAAAAGCAGCGGAACTGTTTTCTCAGTATCATAATAAAGTACCCTTCGTTAAACAGTTAATGAGTAAAGCTTCTAACAGAGCTCAGGAAAGAGGACAGATAAGAACTTTACTAGGTCGACTTTGCAGGTTTCATTTATGGGAACCAAATAGTTTCGGGATGCATAAAGCTATGCCTCACGAAGATGCACTCGCTGAACATGGACCAGGGATCAAGAGAGCCTACACTTACAAAGCTTTGAATAAATTAATTCAAGGTAGTGCAGCAGATATGACAAAAAAATCTATGTTAGAGTTATATAAAGAAGGAGTGGTTGCTCATATTCAAATACATGATGAATTATGTGTGTCTATTGAAGATAAAACACAAGTAAATAAAATAAAAAAAATAATGGAAGAAGCAGTAACCCTTGAAGTCCCTAATAAAGTAGACTATGAATCGGGCAAAAATTGGGGTACAATAAAAAAAAAATAGGAGAAAACTATGGACCATATAAAAACAGTAATAACATGGGCTAAAGCTAATAAACAGAAATCTGTTATTATAGCGATAGTCATTATTGCAATAATCGCTTTAATAAAATAATTTATGCATGGCCTATCTCAATGCAAACATTCCTGTGCTCTATTCACAGATCAAGAGAGAGTATCTCTATGATCTTAAAGAACACCATGGAGAAGTGGAAGACTGCATT